TAGGGCTGACCGGTGCGCTCACTTCTTCGTGCACAGGCTAGTAAATCAGCCCGCATGGCTGACCGGTGCGCTCATGGACGGAACGCCAAGCGCACGCCTGACGGAGGCGAGGGAAGCCCTTTACCTTGCAATTCGGCGCCGATTTTTTGCCGTAGGCCGGTTATTTCCGGACACGAGCAAAAATTCCACAGATGCAGGCGACTGAAACGAGACCTAGCATCTGCTCGCAACTTTTTCACAGCTACTTTAAATGATCCAATAATTTATAGCTGGAAAAAGTTGCGAACTATTTGAAAAATTATAAAAGGCTTTCCCTGGGAAAAAACGATTGGTTTGAAAAAAAATAAATTTTCGCAGGCATGTTCGCAGAAATCAGATCGATCGTGGTCTCCCCCCCAAAAAATGCGGGCAGCTGGATGCCCCCCTCTTGTTTGTTTTGCAGAAATAACCGCCGATAAAAAAAGACTGCGGGCCTAACGGGAACCCGCAGCCAAGGAAGCCAGGACACACACGACCCAAGCGCCCCAAACAGAACCAGCCAGGCCAACCCAGCCAGCGACAAACGCAACCCCGAGAAACACAGGGCGAAGAGAGGCCCAAACAGAGACCGAAGAAAGCACGACCCCACACGAAGCACAAGCCAAACCAGCGCCAGCACGACAAGGCAAACAACGACCGCAACCACACGGAGCAACCCCAACAACACGAGAGGAAGAAACACGAACCAACACAACGCACCTCCAACCAAACGGGCAACCAACCAACCACCAGCAACAGCCCGAAAGCCGCCGGAGGCATACTGCCGAACCCCCCGCATGCCGAAGGCCGCAGAGGGTTAGGCCGAGAGCCTAAGCATTGAAGAACCCATAACCGCCCCTTGCGGCCTGAGGATCGGGGGGCAAAATGTCAAAACCTGCGGCGGCGGCGGGACGCAAACCAACCAAGGATGCAATGTTTTTGATGAGGTGTATGCATTGGATATTGGATCTCTTTCCAGAGATGAGCTCCTTCTCAACAATGTCCAATGCCTCCACTTCGTTAGAAGTGGCTGAGATCTCCCTCCTTTTGAAAGGGGTAGTGGTAGCCCAAAGTGCCACTACCCCGAAAGGAGGGGCAAACAAAAGGAGGTGATCGTAATTGAAGGACCCCGGAAAAGATGCACCAAATGTAAACGGGGGTCAGGCGGTATTAACGCCTGATGGCTGGCAAGCTGGCGTAGTGCAAGGGTCAGTAGAGATCCATGAACCACTAGACGAAGTGGAGGCCGATGATGACGGGACGCACGATAATTAAGAAGGGGAACAGCTGGATCATCAAGTATATCCTTTTCAATGGCGTGCTTGAAGAAATCCTGCACCCGGTTGAGACACCAGTTTTGAAACAGGAGAGCTTGAATTAAGCAGCATGCCCTGGGGACGGGCCTACCGGACCCCGGCCCCAGGGCGAAACAAAAGGAGAGAACGATCATGGCAGTGCATGGCGACTACAGCTACACAAAAGAGCTACAAAATCAAGTAGTTAAACTTAGGGTGGCGCTTGAGAAACGCAGGCCGCAGACGATGGTGGACGAGGCAGGAAAGAAGATAGATGAACTGATAGAGAAGAAGAGGAAGCTAGAAGAACAGGGGATCCATGACGGCGGCTACTGGATGAAGGATGGCAAGTACCTGTACAAGGTAAGCCGATCTTCGAATGGATACCAGGAAAGAACCTACATCGGGAGCGATGAGGAGAAGATCAGAGAGGCGGAAGCCGAAGGAACAAGGTACAAGGAATGGTTAAAGGTTTGTGAGCAACTAAGAACATGGGAGCCAAGGCTTGAGAGAGTACTAAGGCAGATCGGTTACATAGCTGACAACTTGGACATCACCAAGCAAGGACGTATGTTTTGATGGTGATGGCCAACGGCTGATCAACACGAAGGACTAACACCAAAGGATGGAAGATGATACTTGAAAAGGCATGCCAAGTCTTAGAGGATGTGATCCATGAACTCACACCCTACACAGACCAGATAGAAATAGCGGGGGAGCTGCGTAGGGAAGAGGAAAGCATTTGGATGATTGAAGTCATCGTCTTACCGGCGATTGAGAACGTATGCCTACAAAGGGACATGTTCAGCCCTGATAAAAGGGTGACTTACCAGAAAAATTTACTAGACGAATGGCTTATGACGCTTGCAGTGGAAAACATGGTACTTGACCCCAAAAAACCCTGGGCTCGGGCGAATGATGTAGAGAACCATGACGATATAAATGGACAGATTTTGCGCAGAACAAAGCCGCTATTTCACTTTACTGGAAATGGAACAGTGAGGATCAACCTGATCGTCCTGGACCATATAGACCAGATGGGCGCGGCGCTTGCGCTGGGAACCGGGCCGAAAAGGATCGCGGACCGGATCGAAAGATTCGCCTGGATGAAACGGATGAGCATCCAGGACCTGTACCTGCACGGCCACGCAGGCAGCACCAAAGAGAACCACATCTGCAGCAGCGGAAACGACTGCATTTTGATCAGGCCATGCCAAACGGAAGAAGACCTGTTTGAAAAATTGGGTCTTGAATATATCCACCCCCGGATCAGAACGAACAAAAAAATGCAGGCAGCCGAGCGCAAAGCGCTGGGGCTGACCGAGGCGGCGAGATGGGCATAAGCGGCGATACGGTCAGAATAAAACTTCCTCCCCCGCACAGGGGGAGGAAGAACAGGGAACACCTAGACGCAAGGTTTGGACCAAAGGAAACCTACAGCAGCGGCGGGCAATTGTCGGTGCTGATCAAAAACGCACGATTTGATGTGATCTTTGCCGGGCGCAGGTGGGGCAAGAGCATGCTGGCGTTGATCAAGCTGCTGTACTATGCTCTGAAGGGCGGGGGGACCTGGTGGATCTGGCCGAACCGGAAGATGGCCCGGAACGGATGGGAATTCCTTAAGAACATGACGAGATGGATCCCTGGGGCGGAAATCCGAGAAGTTGAAAAAATCGTGATGTTCGGGGGGAAAGGCTACATTCAGATCCAGAGCGCCCACGATCCAGACGCTTTGAGAGGTACGGGCCTGCACTACGCAGTTATGGATGAGATCAGCTTCATGCGGCACGGGCAATATATCTGGCGCAAGATCGTGCGCCCGGCATTGGCCGAGCACCAGGGCGGATGCATGTTCATCACTTCCCCGAATGGTTTTGATTGGGTCTATCAGATGTGGGTAGAGGCGCATGCACTGGATGGATGGCAAGCCTGGCGATTCCCGGCCTGGGACAACCCGAAGATCCCAATCAGCGAAATTGAGGCTTTAAGCCAAGAACTCAATTTAGAAGAATTTCTGCAGGAGGTGGCTGCCCAAAGTTTTGCGGGCACCGATTCAGTGTTTGGAAATGTATACGAATACGCCAAAAGCGAGGCACAGGAAACGCCGATTGAAGAACACATTTACACGGCGGGCCTGGACCTGGCCCGGCACGTGGACTACATGGCGCTGTCAATCTCAGACGGATCAATCAAGGACGATGAACGCCCAAACCTTAAAGGATCGCAGATCTATTTGAAACGATGGAAAGGGCTTAAGTGGGAGCACATGGTAGAAAAAATCATCGCCCCATTAGAAAAATACAATGTGAAATTGGTGACGATCGACGCGACCGGGATCGGGGATGTGCTGGCAGAGCAGATCGAAGACGCCCTTGGCGATCATTTTGAAGTGGATCTATTTGTGTTCTCTTCTAAGGCCAAAACCCAATTGATCAAAGACTATGCCCTCGGGCTTGAAAGAGAAGAATATGTAATCCTGGCGGACGATGTCTCGCTGATGGAACACCAAGATTTCAAGGGCCGGAGAAACGAGCAGACGCTGCACATCACCTATGAAGCGCAGACCGGGCATGACGACCTGGTGATCGCATCGGCCTTAAATTTCCATGTTCTACAACAAGAAAGGTTTGTAGTGGCGGTGAATTAATGGACCGAAAAGAATACTACCAGCAAAGGGACCTGCTTAAATCGGTTTATCAGCTGCCAGAGTGGCAATTCGGAAAACAAGAATTTGGGCGAATCAAAAACGACTACGAATCGGCGCTGAGCATGACGGCCAGCGTATGGGTGGCAAGATGCTTGCAGCTGCTAGGATCATCGATCACGGGGATCGATTGGAACCTAAGAAAAAACGAGGGCGATTATCTTAAGAAAGACCACCCCAGCGTGATCACGATGCGGGAGGTCAATGACGAAGCGAACTGGGCGGATACGATCAATGCCTTAATGCACGATATTTCATTATTTGGAATTGGCTACTGGGGGCTGAACCTGGCCGGGGATAGGATCATTGGATACGGCAGGTTAAACCCGCTGATCACGAAGATCAACGCGGACCACGAAGGGATCCAGGACATCACGCATGGGACCGGGAAAAATAGAAAAACGTACTCACGGGAAGAGGTGGTTATATTCCGGCAGTTCGACCCGCTGAACGATATTGGTGGGCTTGGAAACAGCACGGTCGCAATCGACAAGGCCAAAACCGAACAAAATAGCGATAAATTCATTGCAAAGTTTTTTGAAAATTGGGCGGTCCCGCCGGTGGTGATGACCACCGACAGGGACGTAAAACAAACGACCTTAGATCGATACGTAGAATTTTGGAATCAGCTGATGTCGGGGATCACCAATGCTTTTAAGGTGGCGTTCGTGGGGCATGGGTTGAAACCCACAAAGATCGGTTACTCACTAAGTGAGATCGCGCTTAAGGATGTCAGGGGTGAAATGAAACGCGAGATCTGCGCGGCATTTGGCGTGCCGCCAGGACTGGCCGGCGCGGTTGAGACGGCCAACCGGGCGACCTGGAAACAGCAGATCGTATCACTGCACCACCACACGGTTAAACCAAAGGCTGACTATATTAAATCCGTGATCGACGCGGAAATGATGCCCCGGCTTTTCGACGAACCTGAATTCATTTGGCGATACGACAAACTTGATTTCCTAGAAGAAGAAAACAAAGAAGCCCGGATGGCGATGCTGGTAAAGAACGGGATCCTTAAACCGGAGGCGGCGGCGGTGAGATTGGGATACGACCAGGACGAAGCCGGGCATGGAGTGGTGTTGGATCAGGCGGCAGCCGGTGGCCTGGCCATCACCAAGACACAGGAATATTTGAAATTCAGGACGAAAGCGATCAACCATTTTAAAGAAAATGGAAACTCTGAATTTAAATTCGCCTCTGAAATCATTTCTAAGAATGAAATCGAAAATATTTTTGCCAAACTGGCAGGAAAAAACAACCTGGGGCAAATAGTGGAGGTATTTGATGCCTTACAGAATTGAAAGCGGATTGATAAAAGCCGTTCAAGAAGGCGAAGATTTTATGCTCGAACTGCTGGCATGCCCGTTTGGCAGCGAGGCCGATAAGGACTATTGGGGAGAATGGTTTTCCAAGCGCACCGAATTCATGACTAAGATCGGAGAGACCCGGCCAGTGATCTACAACCACGGGATCAGTCCTGACGGGCAATTCGAACCCGACAAAGCTGAAATCGGGACCGGAGAAGCCTGGAAATTAGACCAAGATGGGTTCTGGTTCAAGATCAAATTGGAGCCTGCCTCTAAATTCTTTGTGAAAGTTTGGGCTGCTGCAACAGCAGGAAAATTATTCGGATCCACCGGAGTAGCAGGGATCCTGAAGAAAAAAATAAAGACGACCGGCGAGCTGCTGCTATGGGCGATCGGAGAGATCACCTTAGTGGTGGCCGAGAAAGGATGGCGACCGGCGAACTGGAACGCATTTGCCAGGGCGCCGCTTAAGTCGCTATATGAATCTGTTGAGATCGATCTGCCTGACGAATATGCAAAGAGCCTAGAACGGCTAAAGGCATTGGAAGAGCAGGACGATGAAAAATTCACACAGGAGAAAAAAGTAATGGAAAAAGAAAAACTTTTGAAACTGCTCAAAGCGATGCGGGAAACCAAGCTGGGGGATGATGAAATCTTGAAGGCTCTCAACGATATGGGCGCCGAGCTGGAAAGCCTGGACGATCTGGATGAGGAAGAGGCCCAGGAAGAAATCGACCTTGATCTATTGGTTGAAAAGGCAGTCCAGAAAAGAATGAAAGCTTTGAAGCTGAACAAAGCGCCGGGCTACTTCCGCATCAGCACGCCGGGAAGCGGCGGGACCGATGAGGAAGGGCCAATCGAACAATATTGGCATTATATTAAAACAGGTGATGCCACCCCGCTAAAAAAGGCTGACCATTTTAGGTTAGCCGGCGACATGAAGATGGACGATCGTATGAAGGCGGTCTGGGAAGTTGGATCAGGATCGGGCGCGGCGGTGATCCCGCAGGGATTCTATGGCCGGATCATGGAGCAGCTGCACGAGGAAAACATCCTCTTCAAATCGGGGGCGGAGATAATTTTTGAAAACGTGCAAACCCTGCCGATCATCTATGAAAGCACGAGCATGACAAAATTCGTGCGCACCGCGGAAAAAGGCACCTATGATGAGGACGAGGGTGCAGTCACTACAACCTCGCTGACCCAGGAGAAATTCACCAAACAGGTGAAAGTGACCGAGGAGACGCTGCACTTCAGCCCGCTGAGTCTTGAAAATTACTTCACCCGCCGGGTAGCCGATGCATATGATGAGACGATCAACTACTACATCATGGTGGGGACCGGCACGAACCAACCGGCAGGCATCATGAGCCTGAGCGCAGCGCTGACGTTTGACGGTCTGGCCGATATTGAAATCGCGGAGGTCCCTGAGCTCTACCACAAAATGCCGCAGCGCTACCGGGATGGGGCCGTATGGTGTTTCAACGGTACAACCGGCGGCGTCCTGCGCGGAAAAACTGGGAACCCGTTCTTGTTCATGCCGACCCCTCAGGGTAATAAGAATGAATTGTGGACGCTGGAGTCACTGGAGCTAAACGATATTGCAGATATTGGAGCATCTGCAAAATCTATTGCATTGGCGAACTTCACTTACTACAGCATGTTGATGAGCCCCGAGATCTATGTCCTACGGGACGATTTCACCGCAAAAGGCGATGGCCATGTCAACTTCTGGCACCACTTCTACATGGATGGGTCCCCGATCTTGGGGGATGCATTTGCAGTAGGCGTCCACCCGGCCGCGTAATGGTGATAACCGGATAACCTGGTTCACGAGATCTAAACACCAAAGGAGAAAAAAATGAGCGACAACCCAAAAGCGGCGCCGAAAGAAATTGCAGTTAAGGCCACCAAAACGATGAATGTCCAGATCCCCATAAAGGGCGGCGGATATGTATCGATGCGGATCCAGGAAGGGCAGACGTATTCCTTCCTGGAGAAAGACGCTGAACGGATCCTGAAGCAAATGGGGAATGAGAAACCAGATGCTAAGTGGAAGGATAACAAATAAAAATGGTGATGGCCTGGCCGTCTGCAGCCGCCTGATCCATCACCAAACAGGAGAAAAAAATGAAAACAATGACAATCGTATTTACAGCTTTGGCCGCGGGAACAATGGCGATCGCGGCAAATGGAGAAACACCAAAGGCGATCAGCCCTGAACTTCTGGGCCTGATCGCCGGGGCGCTGCTTTCCTGGGTCGTGGACAACGTGCCTTATGTTAAAACCTGGTTCGGCAAACTCGACACGCTCACCAAACGGTGGGCGATGCGGGGGATGCTGGTCCTCACCTCCTTATCCTTGATCGGTTTGACATGTTGGCCGGTGACGGCCTCGATCTTGGGCAAATACATCCTGCTCTCATGCTCGGAGGCTGGTCTGGTCAATCTGGTGGAAGTCGCATTCTTCGCACTGGTTGGGAACCAGACCTGGTTTTTACTATCACCTGCTTCAAGCGAGAAAAAATAAATAAGCGAGGGATGGGCGGGAGCGATCCCGCCCATGCCTGGCATTGGTGATGAAAGAAGCTGTTCGAACAGCTGAAAATAACACCAAAGGAAAGAACGATGCCTTATATCACATACGCTGAATACGAGACTTATTGGGGAGTGGATTTAGGCGCGGCAGAAGAAACATATTTAACTGATGTGCTGATCCCCGAAGCTGAGGCATTTATCGATAACGTATTGGGCTATGCCGCAAAATCGACCGCAGGGACCAAGAAGCTGAACCCTTACAAGCATGCTTGGGGATATACGCTGCTGTTTTCGACCTGGGCGGCCTCGGTGACCAGCCTGACGATCAATGGCAGCGTGATCCCTGCAACCGACTATATTCTTAAAGGGGATGGGCCGTACTGGGGGATCGAACTGCTGCCATCGAAGGGGCACAGCTTCTTCGAATATGACGATGACCCACACCAAACGGTGCAAGTGGCCGCGGAGTGGGGATATGCGACAACGACCCCGACGCTGATAAAAATCGCCATGTATATGTACATTCAAAACCGGCTGGAGAACCGGGACGGATCGCAAAAGAGCTGGCTCCGGAAAGACTTTTATTCCCTCCTGGAACAATACCCGCCATATGCAGTGGTGAGCGCATGAGCCTTTACATCTGGAAACAGACGCCTGGCGGACGAACCTGCAAAGACAGTGCAGGATTGGACCAACAGATCGACACAATTGAAGGGTGGCGGAACAATGTGATCCCCGGATCTATATATACCGCTTGCGGCGGAGCATGCGATTGCAAATTGATCCCCGCGTCTGAGGGATCACAAAAGAGCAAAGAGGTATACCGGGTGCGCCGCACCGGCGCAGGCAGCGGAAATGGGAATGTACCGAACATGTCGGCGCTGAGCGGAGAGATCACCGCGGCGCCGAAGACCAGCGCGATCGCAATCGGGGCCACGCAACCTAGCGGGGTGGCAGCCTATGGCGGGACCGGGAAAACCGCCGGGAAAAAACAGGTGGCGCCACTATGACCGCGGTGAATTTGATCGGAGACAGGGCAGACATCATGCTGGCCCATGAAAATATCAACAATGGCGATCCAATTGGCTTCTTCTTATTCACGGATGAAAGAATAAAAAATCTTGAGCTGCAGAAGGAACAGGGTGAAAACGTATCGATCGAATACGAAGTAGAAGAACAGGATGACGGCGGCCGCACGATGGTGAAATCATTTTATTTTGTAGTGCTGCTGATGAAATCAAGCGGTAGAGACGGAAAAATTTTTACACGGGAAGAACAAAGAACGAACTTATTAAATATTATTGGAGAATACGAAGACATCGAGCTGATAACCCGAGAGGGAGTTTACGCCAAATTAAAAGCAGACGGCCACATGATGACCGAAACCCTTTTTGAGGAATTTTCACTGATCTCAGTGCGGCTTGTGGCCGAAAACGCAGTGATCCCGGAAGCCGATTTTGATCTTTTCTACGCTTCGGAATGGATGGACGAAGAGACATCAACCAGCAAATGGGATGAGAATTACTGGAGATAAAAAATGGCTGAACCTACATATCCATCCTCAATTGATGTTGTTGCACAAACCGCGAACAAGGCTAGTGAGGTAGTTGCAATACGAGCGGATGCCTTATATTTTGGCAGCGATGAAGATAATGCTAAAACCCTGGGGGATTTCCTGGGGCGATATTCCCAGGGAATGACGCTTGAGATCCTGGGGATCGACCAAATCCGGATCAGCTACAGCGGACGCAAACCGCCGACCGTGATGGTAAACGGGTACATGCTGCAAGCCACGACCAACGTGGACACGCCGGCCCACACGGGAGCATCGGGGACGTATTACGTGATGGCGGTGCGGACCGCGGCCAGCCTTACATTTACAACGGAGATCCGATCATCGGCGGTGGAAGGGACGGATGAACGGGTCGTGGGGGAATTTTACTGGGATGGAGCGGAGATTGCGGAGACAACGATCGTCAGCTACGAATTGGAGGGATCGGCGCTGACCAACAATAGTCCGATGATCATCAAGGCATGGGGAAATATCAGCTCGGCAGGCGCGATCAACGATTCAGAAGGGATCGATAGCTGCAACCTGGCAAGCTTTGACTATACAATCACCTGGGAAAACCCCTTCAAAACCACAAGCTACGCAGTAGTGGCAATCCCAATTAATACGGCAAATGGAGACAGATTCTGCACGATCAAAGCGATCACCACCACCAGCGTGACGATCCAGATGCATGATGACGCCGGGGGCGCGCAAAATGATGGATTTACAGTTATCGCAATTGGACAGCTGGCATGATTGGGATCCTTCCAGACAACACGATCTTCTTAGTGAATTTTCCGATGGATGAGGAGCTTGAAAGACGGAAAATAAAGTACCAAGAAGAACACCCAGAGATAACCTTTTTTGAAAACAAAGAAGGGATCCTACCGGAGGGGCCGATATCGGCGATGCGGTACAACCGGGAAAAACGGGTGATCGAAATCGTGGAAGAATATATCCCGATCGAATGGAGCGAGACATTGGGAGACCTGATCAGCCTGATGGATGAAGAGAAACATGAACTCGGAAACGATTATCTTTTAATGATCCAGGCGATCAGGGAGCAGAATAAAAGCTGGATGGAGAAGATCTTCTTCCGGATAGACCAAGAGAAACGAATTGGGACTGCTGTTCTTGAGAAAGTAAGGACGATCCTTATTGAAAACAGATTTGAAGTGGCGCCTTTTTGATGGTGATGGCCAGGCCACCGGCTGCTGCCTGATCAATCACCAAACAAACCGCCCCGCCCGACCGCTTAAAGAAAGGAATTTCGGCAGCGCCAGAAAAAAACAACTTGGCGAAGTGGGAGTAAGGTGCGGTACGGAAGCGTAGCGGCCCAGGCTTTATCGGGCTTCTGGGATTACGTAAAAACTAAAACCATTATGAACATAGTGCCTCTTGTGAGCACTAATGCTTTAAGGCAAGAGAGCAAAAAAGTTTGCAAGAATAACAAGAGTGCAATGAAGATTGAAACAGAACAAGTGTTCTGTATCTGCCAGGGAATGCCCAATAACTGGCTGCATAAGAGCAAGCGCTTTGAAACTACGGGATCAGCTCCGCATGACATGGGCAAGGACAGGCAGGCCGTCAAATCTGCATGGTGATTCATGGCCATTATAATAGGGGGAGGCCAATGATATCGTTATCACCATATGGTAGCAATAAAGAGTTCAACGCTCCTCCCGTGGTGACCGCTTACCGAAAAAAATCCGCTGGGCATAGCACCGGACCAGCAGCGGGCGGGTACAAGGCTTCGAGATAGGTTGTGCTTGATCGAGGCTCCCGATAGTAGTTGTAAGCGGTGGAGGATATCGCACACTCCATGCCTCTCCAAGAAGCATGATTGGTGTTTCCTCCCCTTAGTTAAGGGGAGGAGCGCGCCTCCAACATCCAGAAGCATGAGGGGGCCAGGAAGCCACAGGAAGGCCCAGGAGCGAAGAAAAAAATGAGATGACATATGTGATCATCGAAAGGAAATGCGGCCAACAGCGGCCTTCTGAGGGTGAAAACACTTGACAAGATATAGGTGAGGCGCTAAGATTGGGAAAATGGATCACCAATTGACAGAGATCTTGGCAACGATCGTCTTCTCAGGGATCGGAATTGCGATCTGGATGGCGCAGCTGCCGGAGGAGATCCGAAATGCGTTCATTGCGAATGAAGATATGGAAAATGCATGGGAGCGCTACGAAAAAAAGCACCTTACAAACTGAGAAATGGGAAAAGGGGATATTATTTTTTGGTCTGGATGATTTTGATAAGTATTATCGAGTAAATCATTCTACCATTTTATAATATCCGGGGGAAACTGGGGAAAAACTATGCCCTGGTGATCGGATCTTGATGGCCAGGCGCTACAACTAACACCAACACCCATTTAACCCAAATTAAACATATGACTGGAGGGAGTATGTTGAAATTTGTGCAAAGACGCTGCTTTAACCAGCGGGAGGATTTGATCTACTTAACTCTGAAAAGCATTGTGCTGCAAACCATGCTGGAGCCAGAGAGCGAGATCAACATCCGAAGAAGGATGACCTGGTTTGGGACCAGGAATAAAAGAATTTTCAATAACTACTACAGCTCGGCCAGCGACCAGGCAAAAAATAGACTTGAGCGTGAGATAAAAAAATTACTTGAAATCGAGATCGGAAATGAGATCAGCGAAAATCAGCAAAGAAGTTATCAAAAATATGACGGCGGCGATCGCGACAGGGATCCGAAGAGAAGCCTGTGCATACATCGCTGGCATTTCCGAATCAACGCTCTACAACTGGATCAGCAAGGCAAAAGAATTGAGCGGGAAAGAGCAGGTGACAGAAGAGGAAGTCCTTTACCTGGAGTTTCTGGAGTCAATGCAAGAAGCTGAGGCGGAGCTAGAGCAGGACCTGGTGAAAGAGGTCAGGAAAGATGGCGCTGATGGCGCCCGCTGGGTCTTGGCAAAGCGCTTCCGGGCATACTACGGGAACAGCCTAGAGGTGGTGACCAGGGAAGGGGAGAAAGCACGGCAGTACGAGATCGAATGGCCGGATATGGATATTGATGTATCCGAAGAACAACCAGAAAGTGCACCTTAACAACCGAATAAATTCTTATTAGACCAGGGGGATGAGACAACGATCTACATCCCCCGCATTTAAATGGCGGCGGCATTTTTATCCTACTTCAATAAAATCTTTTAACAATGTGTAAAAATGCTCGAATAGGGAACCGCCGCCTAGGGCTGACCGGTGCGCTCACTTCTTCGTGCACAGGCTAGTAAATCAGCCCGCATGGCTGACCGGTGCGCTCATGGACGGAACGCCAAGCGCACGCCTGACGGAGGCGAGGGAAGCCCTTTACCTT